ACATCATTAACAGAAGTATCAGCGTCTTCTATCCTTAAAATCTGATTCATTTTAATAATATCGGTGCTGTTCTCTGGCGCTGGCCAAACATATATTTTAGGCGTTTCCTGTTTGTCTAAAAAGTATTGAGTAGGTCTGGCTTTATTGGCTTTGCTTGGAATGTTCCAATACTCAGAACGCCCTATCTGACTCATTTGATAATCCGTAACCACACTGTTTTTAGTGCGTCTAAGAACCACATCCAAAACATCCACTACATAAGCATTTAAACTATAAGACTCGGTGCCTTCAGTTAATGTTTGACTAACATTGCTAATGGTCCATTGGTTTAGACCTCTGTTTGCCCAATCTGCAAAAAGAATATTTAACGAACGGCGGGCTGTTCTTGCGTCATAAGCAGTACGCATTTCCAGCCCACATCGTTCGTAAGCTTCTTCGATCCATTCAGCAACATTAGGCTGAAAGTCTCTTGATCCAGAAGTAGCCATTCTTATTAGTAGTTCTTAATGAACTCACACCAAACGGTGTATTCGTTCCCGGCATCAGATGTTGACGGAATAACCAAAAGAACATCGCCCGAATAACCAGTTGCTGCTGTGTTTGTTAGACCTCCAAAATCACTAAAATCAAACGAATTGTCGTAAGACAATGTTAGAAAAGTAACGTCAGTGTCTGCATCCCAATCAAGGGAGGCCGGAGCATCTGGAGCACCACTGCATGTGTACCATATCTTATTTAAAGTAACGGTTGAGCAAGCGGTTCCGTCTGGGCTTGTGTTTAGTCCTGAAACATCAGCTAAAGTTGTGCTGCTCGCACTACCGTCTGAATAAACAGAACAATAAACAATGAGCTTTTTTTGTCCATCAAATTGCTTAGTGGGACCTGTGACTGTATTAGCCATAATCTACCCCCTATTAAGCGTCAGCAAATGGTGTTACTAAAGTTCCTGAACCAAGTAGCTGTGCCGCAACATGGTATTTAGCGCTGGCTATTGCAGTAATAACTACAATGCTTCCTGCTAAACCGCCCTTAGTTGTGCCATTTTGTGTAAAGGTATCGTTAGATGCGCCAGAGATAAAAGTTTTACCTGCTGCACTGTCATCAATACCGGTATAAGCACCACCGACAAATTTGTCTGTGCCATCGGTTGTGATGTCCATGTCTGTTGCTGCCGTGACAACAACAAAAGTGAATTGAGCACCTAAATTACATAATTGTCCTGGGTCGCCCTTATCGGCAGGTTCTGTTACAACAATGCTGGGAAGTGTAAACACTCCGTCTGCATCATTACATAATAGCGTTCTGCCAGCATGAGCTGCCACTGTGATGGTTGTGTTTGCCGTTAAACTAACGGTTGCTTTGTATCCTGCATTAATAAAACCAGCGAGTGATCTTACAGGACCTGCAAAAGTTGATTGTGCCATAATTTTTTCCTCCGAAAAAATAAGTCCTACCGTCTTGGCATTGTCTGCTAGGTCAGTCTGTAGGACAAGTTTACCCTAGAAAAGTGTGCCGGGTTGAGTAAGAAACCCCCGGCGAGGTTCCATTTACTGGTTCTTAAGCGCCTTGCGAGCCATATATGCCACGAGGATTACTCCAACCAAAGCTGTAACGCTCTCTAGCCTTAAAGCGAACATTTCCGGTGTCAAAATCACCTTCCATGTTAGTGCTTATAGGCGTACGCACGAAGTGCTTCATTCCGTCTGGACAATCTGTTAACAAAAACCATGCATCTGTATCAGTTAGGAAATGGTTGACGGCATAGCCCTCAGGAATCATTCCCATATTTTTCATTGCATTGATATCGTTATCAGCTGTTCCAACACGACCTGGAGTTTCGAGCAAGCGGTCTGCTATGAATTGAAGTTGTGGTGGCACAATTAGCTTTGTGCCTTGAAGAGCTAGGGTTAGATTACGATCATCAACAAGAGTTGAGATTGTAATTAAACCGTCTTCAAGTGCAGTTTCGTTCAGATCAACTTGGGTACTAGGTGTGTTTGAATAAGTACCGCCACCCGCTAGGGTATGCGCACTGTTCACTAGAGACAGTCCGTCTCCACCTGTGTAACTAGAGCTAAATGCATTATTCAAAACATTAGCAGCCTTAACCTGCTTAGTGTGAGCCATAGATCGCGCAAGCGCTTTCGTATAACGTGCACCAAGTCGGTCGTAGAGATTATCCTCTACAGCTTCTTCTGTTAATGCAAATGCAAGTGCAATAGTTTCATGGGTATAGCGAGCAGTAAAGCCTTCATAGGCTGTATCAAACTCAACACCATCACCCTCACGTTTCACGGGAGCATTTCCGAATCCTGCAATAAGAACTTCTTCTTCAAAAGCTCTGTCTGAATTTTCAGACTCGAAAATTTCCTCGTGTTCATTCTCATAACGAGAATACTCCATGCCGAAAAGGGCGTTTAAACCAGGTTCTAGTTCTTTAGTGAGCTGTGCTCTTGAAATAGCCATTAGTTATACCTTCCTTATGCTAGACCAACTTGGGCTTGTCTATACAGATGGTTCTGTATTAAACAAAGCACATTGGTGTTTGCACTTCCGACGTCGGAGTTCTGAGGGTCTGTAGATATACCGATTGCTTTTAGTGGCAACGTTGCTGTAGTAGCACCTGTTGTCACGTCAAGCTCAACATTAGAACGACCACTTTGGGTTGATCCGACTGTGGATTGATCCACAATGTCGAAATTACCCCAAAGATCCGCTACTGGCATAGCAGCATCTGCTTGTACTTCATAAACGACATAAGGGTCGTCAATGATAAAGCCGACTGCATCAGTAGCTGCATTACCAGGCCAGTAATTGCTCCACGTTGGTTTACTTGTAGTAGGGTCCGTATAAAAGCAACCGTTGAACACACCAATAATGATATCGCTTGTAGCGCTACCACCATCAGCACGAGCGATACGAGTAACCGTACCTCCTGTGTTCTGAGTCACAATGTCACCCATGTAAATCTTCGTAGTATAAGCTGTATCGCCTGTCGTAATCCTATATCTAGATTGACCTCCGTTGAACGGTGAACCGCTAACATGCTTGGCGGGACGCAAACCAAATGCGGCGTCTTTATTTGCCATTATTAACTTCTCCGATCACGAGATTAAAATTAAGTAACTCTAAGACTTCGTCTTAGGATTACCACCAAAAGTAACCCTGGACTGCCGATTTCTTGTAATCGGCATAGCAGGATGTTCTTCACGCATGAGGTCATTATCCACTGCATTCATCTGATGAGTTGTTTTTTGCTCAAAATACCGATTTCGTTCTTCGGCAATTGATACATCGATTTTACAAAGCATTAATCCACCGATTCCGACTACACCTGCGTGTTTGCCGTGATCAATGGTGGGAACATCAAACTCTGGAATTTCATCCGGTTTAACTGGTACCCAGCCTTCGCGTAGTCGTTGCATAACATTCTTTCGATCTTCCTGGCCTCTGATTTCAGTACGAACCCAACGGTATCGCATTCCATCAGGCGGTTCAGGCGTCTTCAAAAGAGAAGGCGGTTCCCAAGGGCGTCTAGCTTCTTGAGTCTCGCGTGTTTCTGAACTTCGAGAAGTTCTGTCAATTTCAACGTTTTCTTCGATTTCAACTTTATCATTCATGAGTTATCTAACCTCGCTTTATGAATTGCATAATCTTTAAAAGAAACTCCTAGACGTTTAGCTAATTGCTGTTCGCTAGGTGTCAACTCCACTTGATTACGATTTTTCCTGCGTCCATTTGAGTTACTGCGTGATGGTGAAGCAACGGTTTGGACGAGTTTCCCGTCGGCTCCCACGTTATTTTTAAAACGATTCGGCAATTCTTGCTTCATTCGTTTGTTAATTTCAGAGTAATAGTCATCTGACTCTGTGTCAAATCCTTCTTGTGCTAATTGTTCATGAACGGCAATAGCAACATTGGTCATGACTTGGTCTTTTCCAAACCAAGTGTTCTCATTAGCCCAACTTTGTGCTCGTTTTGAAGGCTGTTGATAAACCGGTTGTTTAGACGGTTGTTGTTGAGCCGCCATTCTTTGTTCTTGAATGTACATTTGTTGTTGAGCATTGTATTGCTCCATCTCTTGATTGTATCTTTGAAGCTGTCCTTGATACTGATCATGGGCAACCTTATCAGCAGACGCAGCCGCCAGTATGGATTGAGCTTCAGCAATTTTATCAGCCTCGCCTTCTTCCATTGCTTTTTGTAGAGCAATCTTCGAGCCTTCTAATTGAGATTCCACTCTGGCACCAAACTCGTCACCATAACTTTGTGACATTTGCGCTTGTTGATTTTTAAGACTATTGTTTTCTTCGGCAATTTGTTTTGCGTACTGAAGCGCTTGGAGTTCTCTGCGTTGATAATTTTTAGCTTGCTTAACGGCTTTATCAATTCGATTCTGCGCTAACTTAGCCCTTTTTTCAGCTTCATTTTCTATGCCCTCGGCTTCTTTCTCAACATGCTTGCTGGTTTTGAAGTCCTCTGTAACCTTTTCTTCTTCAATTGGCGGAAGACCTTCTAAGTCTATTCC